CTTCTCGGGAAGAACTCGCGCACCAGACCAAGAGACATCGAGTCGGAAGCAGAAGAGAGATCGATAGTACCAAACTCTCCAGTCTGAGACCCGAGCCGAGCTAGGAGACGGTTCTTGTTTGGCTGCGTCGAGAGGTCGATACCACTTACCTCACGAAGCCGCTTTTCGAGGACTGCTCCTATACCCTTCTGAAATAACATATTACAGACGGGTTCGGTACATATGGTTCTGCTTATCTCCGTAGTTTTAGGGACGAAAGATAGGCGACTCCCTCGCACCAGTTCGGTTCCGCATTTAACACGTCTGACAGATTCAACATCAGACCATAAAGCGTCTTCCGAAATGGCTTCCATATAGAAATAATGGAGAGTAGAGCTAGTTGCCGCCATAGTTCCAAGTCCTACCTTCTGTAAGAAGGATGTACCGGGAGAACCTATGTTGGCACCGTTACCTAAGCCAAAGTTCTGGCCAATTTGACCCAGTGTAAGGACATCCTCAGGAACACCGAGGGCATCCTCTGGATCGCGTTGAAAGAAGCGAAAGATGTAATCCTTAGCTTCGCCAAGAGCAATGGCTTCGATTTCGGAAGTGCATGGATTAACCAGGTCGAACGTCCTACATTTCTCGTTTATTTGTAAAAATAAATCGAGAGCTCGCAGGTCGGCCTCATTGGACTTCTGATCCTGATATTTCTTCAGGAAAGACTTCCGCAAAGACTGCATAGCGAATGTACGATCGTCCATTCCTGGATAAGGACTAATAGTCCCATTCCATCCAGCACTCAAAAGATCTAAGTCGAGGTAGATTGGCAAAATACCAGCGTAATCACGCATAGCATCTCCAAATGTGACGCGATTTAAGTACTATTCCGAGCAACCAGTCTCTCTTTCGAAAGACATGCCACTGCAAAGGTCCTCTAACCAGATTCTAGATGATGCCGGAGACAGAAGAATCTCCGATACCAGCCGAGAGTTGGTTAAGAGCCCCAATTGCAAGAGCAATGGCAGCCCGGACATTAGCAGGATCGACAGTATCGCTACCAGCAGGTACATCCAAAATTGTGGTGACTTGCATAGTAGCATAAGGTTGAGCCGCTAATGGCAAAACGCCCTTACGGACGATTTGCTTGTACGTATTACGCGGAACATCTTTCACGAGTCCTGTAACAGGATTAGGTCTCCCAAGAACACGGAAGACTTTAGGCTTGAAAAAGGAAACAGTGAAGGGAGATGCAACAGAATGCGTAGTAACGCTGGTCTGCGTTCCGCCCAACGCCGTAACGGCCCACTGCTTCCCATTAACATCAGGAGCAGTGTCCGAAACGATCGTATAGGTCGGAGCCGTAAAGCCAGTCTGCGCGCCCCCTGTAACGGGGGTAGTTAGAGCATAAGTCATGCACGTTGCCTTCCAGAAGCGCTTAACGGAAACCTTTTAAGGTAAACCCTCGGCGCAGGTTTTGGGGATGCAAACCGCTTGCTTGACCAAGAAGAGCAGCTAAATTCCATAGCTGACCGCTCGACAGACCAAGATCCAACGAGAACGTAGGTAATGGTACCCCAGTTCCCGGAGAACGAGAAACGGTCTTGCGCGTAAACGAGTAATATGCAGGACCACCGATTCCCTCACCTGAAGTAACGCTGAGGTTCGACTTAGTCGTCTTCCAATTCGGTATAATGCTTCCCTCATAAAGAGAGTTGCGTATCACCGTTTTGTTAACGAAAGCTATGTCGGCCGCAGAAGTAACAGCAGATGTAAGAATATCACCAATATTGGTGAAGTAGTCCACGACAAACGACCAGGGAAGCAATTCCCAAGCGGTAGGAATGAATTCACTCGGTGTAAAACCGAAGAGTTTCCAGTCCCCCCACTGCGTCGCTTGTACCCGAGAGACTAAAGCTCCTTTGTACCTGACAGTAGTTTTGTTATACAGGTTTGCACTCTTGTCACACGTCGGTCCCCCAGCAATGGGCGGCCGAGGTATGCCATTAGTGTTATCAAACCCGCTTAACGAGCTACTTAAATCGGCTTCGCGAACAGCGCCCGCGGATAAAACTTTTCCGCGCTTGTCGTTCACTAACGTCGAATAGGCCTTGGCCGCATCTTTAACATCGTTAATAAGAGGCGTCCAACCGAAGGAGAACTCGAGCCAGAGACCACTAATGCTTTTAGTCCAATGTTTAGGACTGGCGCGCTTTGCTTTACCTAGCGCATCCAGATAACCTAGATTCTTGGACCAGAGAGCACTCGCGGGTCTGCGTAACATGTGCATCGTCTCACGTAACTCGCCGAGAAACGTAGGTCCCGAAAAGGCAACCTGCTGCTTTCTTAGCGCTTTATAGAAACGGGCACGTGCTGCATTATCGGCGTCTGATATATCCATGGTCGGCTGCTTGGGCGTTCGGGTAATATCCGTGTCACAAAGACCCGGATCACCTTGAACGTGCATGTAGCCTGAACCATCTGGGTTGGTATAATCCAAACTCCAGGTTATCTGCTCACTATTGACCGTATCCCAGATAGCGTCCATGCCAGTTGTGGCATTTCCGCCATCAGCGATAATCTCTTTCCATTTCGGTAATGAAGAACCTGTGCGAGTTCGCGTGGCGGTAGAAATACGAGTAATCGTACTACTACCACCAGTGTTCCCGAACACGTCCTTCACCGAGTTAGAAAGTCTTACCGGAAAAGATACTGATTGGTCTTTAGTTGGCATTAATAGCAACAGGATTATCAGCAGGTCCAGAAGCGCGAGCTTCGGCCATTACGGCCTTAACTTTGGCAGTCTGTATGGCATCAACTCCTGAGGACATGACAGTGTAACCACCGTAGAACATTCCCACGGCGGAACACACCACCATGGCCTTTTTGAAGACGATACCCATTATAGACTCCTAAGTTATTGGATTGCCGATGTGGAAGAACTACCTGTTAATTCAGGTAACCCCTCGACCTAGTAGTACTCTTAGTCCGCCAGACTCACGGCTGACGGGAGATACTAAAAAAGGTCCGGATCACAGCTATATGATCCGATCATCTTGCGATGATTAAGAACGGG